TGCCGAAAGATGGAAGACAATATTTCGAGAAACAGAAGAAATAAAAGCACAAGTTGCAGATTTAAACAAAACTTTAAGAATGGCGGTGTTTGGATGTTTCGGATTTTTAGGAACTTTATTGATAGCAATCATATCAGGTCTTCTTCCCCTAAATTAATGCAAATTTCTAAAGAAGGCATTTGCCTGATCAAAAAATTTGAAGGTTGTGAGTTAGAGGCTTATCAAGATGCTGTAGGCGTTTGGACAATTGGCTACGGTCACACCAAGAATGTACAAGAAGGACAAAAAATATCACAAGAAGAAGCTGAATCTATGTTGTTGCATGAGCTTATGGAATACTGCAAATATGTAGAAGATGCTGTAGAAGTACCATTACATCAAAATCAATTCGATGCTTTGGTTTCATGGACTTACAACTTAGGTCCATCCAACCTTAACAAGTCAACCATGTTAAAGGTTTTAAACAGAGGTCACTACGAGGAGGTGCCTGCACAAATATGTAGGTGGAATAAAGCAGGGGGTAAGGTGCTAGAGGGATTGACCCGAAGGCGAAACGCTGAATCTCTACTTTTTGAAGGCAAGGAGTGGGGTAAAATCTAGGAGACAGTTTGCCACATGCCACTACACGCATAGCGTTAGCAGGTGAATATTTGGCAGCATCTTACTTGCTGAGATTTTGCGACTCTGTAATACTCGCACCCCAAGCTCATAGAAGCGATTTAATTTTGGATCATCAAAATAAGCTATACAGAGTACAAGTAAAAACCACTAACTCCACCTATTTAAGAAGAGGCAAAGACTATTATCGTTGGGAGTTACGCAGTGGTAGAAGAACGGCAAAAAAAGAAAGACAAGATTCAGAAGAAAGGTATGGTGACGGTCAAATAGATTTGTTCTGTCTTGTGGCTTTGCCCTTAAACAAAGTAATATTTATGCCATTTCACAAAGATAAAAACCTCACTGAGTTTGCAAAAACAGAAAAAAATCTTTTGAACATAGACACAAAAGAATCTTTACAGGCATGTTTAGATCAAGCAAACAAAAGCCCAAAATTAACACCTTTAGATTTTTAATAAAATAAGTTAGAATCAACACTTAATACAGGAGATCGTTATGAGTAAACTTAGAAACAACACCTTTGTCTTAGAGAGTGCATTAATTAAATTACAGCAAACCCTTGAAGATAGAGATGAAGATTATGGTAGCTCTGATGATTTTTTTGACAACCTTGCAAACATGATCAACGCCATACTGGGCAACAAAATAGCAGAGCCGATTACAGGTAGCGATGCTTGTAATATTATGCTTTGCATGAAATTAATTCGCATATCACAAAATCCACAGCATTTAGACAGTTGGATTGATACAGCAGGATATGCCATTCTAGGACTATTAAAACAAGATTATCTGTGTGAAAATGAGGAATGACATGTTTCTTGTGGGTATTATTCAATATCTCCTCTCTCTCATAATTACATGTCTAGGGAAGTTGGTATTACTCCCCCCTAAGAAAGATGTTTTCCAACTTCCCACCTTATGCTTGATTTAGATAAAATAAAATCTTTTGAGATTCTATCTAAGGATGAGCAGATAGAAGCCTTGGCTTTGATTGATAAATGGAAAAACATCAAAGCAAGAACCAAATGCAGAGATGATTTTTTAGAGTTTGTACAAATGATGTGGCAAGGCTTTATCATGGGCAGACACCATAAAATACTTGCAGATAAGTTTAATCGCATAGCACAAGGCAAACTTAAAAGATTGATTGTGTGTTTACCACCAAGACATTCTAAATCTGAATTTGCATCGACATTTTTTCCTGCATGGATGATGGGACTAAATCCATCACTTAAAATTATTCAAGCAACTCACACCGCAGAACTAGCTGTAAGATTTGGTCGTAGAGTCAGAAACATTATTGACTCAGAAGATTATCAAACAGTTTTTCCAAACATTAGCTTATCAGGAGATAACAAGTCAGCAGGTCGATGGACAACCAATGATGGCGGTGAAGCTTTCTACTCAGGAGTTGGTGGTGCTATTACGGGTCGTGGTGCAGACTTATTAATTATTGATGACCCACATTCTGAACAAGATGCCATGTCACCAACTGCAATGGATGGAGCTTGGGAGTGGTACACATCAGGACCACGCCAAAGGCTACAGCCGGGTGGTACTATCATTTTGGTAATGACACGATGGTCAACCAAAGATTTGGCAGGTCGATTGCTCAAAAGACAATCGGAAGCACACGCAGATCAGTGGGAGCTTGTAGAATTTCCTGCAATCATGCCTGAGTCTGATGAACCTTTGTGGGGAGAGTTTTGGAAGAAAGAAGAACTCTTGGGTGTAAAAGCATCTTTACCAGTATCCAAATGGAATGCTCAATGGATGCAAAATCCAACAGCAGAAAGCGGATCAATTATCAAAAGAGAGTGGTGGAAAACTTGGGAGAGTGAAGAGATTCCTGCGTGTGAGTGTATTGTACAAAGCTATGACACCGCATTTAGTGCAAAAGAAACGGCTGACTACTCGGCTATAACGACATGGGGCATATTTTATCCTGAAGAAGGCGATGAAGCTTCTGTTATATTATTGGATGCATCAAGACATAGAGTAGACTTTCCTGAGTTAAAAAATATAGCTTTAGAAGAATATAAATACTGGGAACCTGATATTGTTTTGATTGAGGCAAAAGCCAGTGGTACGCCTTTAACACAAGAGCTTAGAAAGATAGGTATACCTGTACAATCTTACTCACCAAGCAGAGGGCAAGACAAGATAGCAAGAATGAACTCTGTTTCACCCATGTTTGAAAGTGGCATGGTGTGGGCAACTGAAGATACATTTGCCGAAGAGGTTATTGAAGAAATGGCTTCTTTTCCTTACGGAGAAAACGATGACTTTGCTGACTCCGCTACCATGGCATTAATGAGAATTAGACAAGGAGGCTTAATTGAGCTAGGCACAGACTATGAAGATGAGGTATCATTTGATAGAAGAAAGCTAAGTTATTACTAATGAAAATATTTGTTACAAAATTCATTCATGACGGTCAAGAATATTGCGGTCCTAACATACACGCTGAAGACTTTGAGGTAGCTCAAGCCATAGCAGAAATTGACGGTTACATAGTACAAGGAGAGTTGACAGACTTAGTACAGTTCAAAGAAGACGAGAAGAGGGTCTTACATTAATTTTTAATATATAATAAATCACTATGGCAATTGAAAGAAAATTAGGCACAGAAGACAATCCTGACATTGTTGATCAGGGTAAAGCTGTTGATATAGAAGCAGAAGCACCTTCGTTTGAAGAGCAACTTATGGACTCTTTAGAGGTTACCATTAATGATAACGAGATTATTATTGATGAAGCTGAAGAAGAAGTAGAACAAGAAATGCCATTTGACGCTAACTTAGCCGAATATTTGGATGATTATGTTTTAGGCTCTATATCCAAAAAACTAATCAACGATGTAGAAAACGACAAAGAATCTCGTAAAGAGTGGATGAAGACTTACACAGATGGTCTTAAGTATCTTGGTATGAGATTTGATGAACAAAGAAGCCAGCCTTTTGAAGGTTCTAGTGGCGTTATTCACCCTATCTTGGCTGAATCTGTAACTCAGTTTCAAGCACAGGCTTACAAAGAACTTTTGCCTGCACAAGGACCCGTCAAGACACAGATAGTTGGACAAAGAGATGCCAACACAGAAATGCAAGCAGAAAGAGTTGCTGAGTTTATGAATTATTACATCATGAACGAAATGCCTGAATACGATCCTGAGTTGGATCAATTGTTGTTTTATCTACCATTATCAGGCAGTGCATTTAAAAAAGTTTATTACGATGCATCTATAAGAAGACCTGTATCAAAGTTTGTACCTTCTGAAGATTTGCTAGTTCCATATGAAGCAACCGATCTGCTTAGTGCAGAACGAGTAACTCATATTGTTTCTATGAGCAACAATGAAGTAAGAAAATTACAACTTTCAGGATTTTATGCAGACATAGAATTAACAGGCAGTGAAGTTGAAACACGAGACACGGTTACAGAAGAAATAGACAAGATACAAGGTGTTGAGCCTGAGTATAACAACGATGAACAAAGACGATTGTATGAAATACATACAGTTGCAGAAATAGAAGGCTTTGAAGACATTGATGAGAATGGTGAGCCAACAGGATTAAAACTACCTTACATTATTACTATTGACGAGTCTTCACAAAAAGTTTTATCTGTCAGAAGAAACTACGAGCCAAATGACCCAATCAAGAATAAAATTAATTACTTTGTACAATACAAGTTCTTACCGGGTTTAGGTTTTTATGGCTTAGGTCTATCACACATGATTGGTGGTTTATCCAAAGCCACAACATCTATTTTAAGGCAACTTATAGACGCAGGTACATTATCAAATTTGCCAGCAGGTTTTAAAGCTAGAGGCATAAGAATTAG